GCATTTTTTTGCCAACAAATCTGGATGAATAATAAGCTTCCAAAGCCATTTCATCACTTGTTGCAACGGCCTTGTCATATCCAGAATTATCCAAAGTTCCTTTCATATATTGATAGTAGCACCAGAAGCGGTTTATTGGCTTGTAGAACTGCTCCACAATGATGCTTTCCCTATAAATGTCTATTATATACTCCCACATATTTATCGCCGCTCTGGAGCTGCTATACGACTGTTCAAACATTTGATTGGCAAATTCTGGCGGTATGTCTATTGAAGCGCAAAGGGATCTTATAATTGCCTTATGAAATGGGTCAAAACTTACCTCACTTTCGTTTGTTGTGGACTTCAATTTTGCCCCTCTCGGCAGGTTAAGAACTTGCCCGCTTGTTGATTGCCTTAAGGCTTGAGCGGTTCTACCACTTTCCTCAAAAGTATTATCTTCATTGGTAACGTTGGATATTTTTCTAGCTCCCAATCCTCCTAACGGATTTTCTCCAGTTGAATTGTCATCATGCTCAAAAGTATAAACTAAATCGGCCATTTTTTCAGCCTTAGAAACCGAAGCCTCAACAAACCTGTCTAACTTAGAAATCTTCTCCATCATTGAGCTAATCTTAGGAATACCTCTATGGTGATCAACTCGGTGTTTATCGCCGTAAATCATCCACACCATTAAATTACCTCTTGAATCTTTAGCCTTCAGCCTTTCATAATCAGCTAAATTATTGTTTTTGTCAGTTTTTACCCAAAAAGCCACATGCTCTCCTTTTGGATTAACTTCAACTCCTTCAACTATTTTATTTTCTTTACCTTTTCCATCCTCATTAAATGGAGTTTCAAGCTGTTCTCCGTCTATTAACTGTATTTTTATTCCTGTTTTCTCTAATCGCATTACTATTAATGCATCCCCACCTAAAAAAGCTGTTTTAAAGGCATCACTAGCTTTGGCGTGTAAATTTTGCCTTCCCGAATAATCGCTTAATTTAGATTTAGCCCAAAGATTAAAAAGCCTTTCTTTTTTATTAATATCATCCTCACTTACTTGCTGATAACCTAATAACTGCAAAACCTCGTTATCTGGCTCATATTCAAACTTTAAACCAGTACCAACGCACCATTTAAAGAATTTACCAGTAATTAGCTTAACTAAATCAGTTTTAAGGTCTAATTCATAAGCTCGAAGCCTTAATTTTAAGTGATCTGGCTTTAAATCGTAAATATTACCAAGCTCTCCAATAGTTTTTTCACCATCAAAAGCGGCAGAATAAACTAGGTTGTTGGTTCTAGGAAAAGCAGGCATGTAATTACCTCCAAAACTATTAGGATCTAATTTTTTTAGTTCGCTTTGCTGAGCATCTTTGCCGATAGCTTCGCTAGGTTTATCAGATTTATTTTTAAAAAAGTCATTCCAAGCCATAAATTAATAGTTTAACCGACCTCTCAATATCGTTGTGCGGCCGTTATAGCGGTTAATATACATTTGAAGCTGAGTTTCTAAAGCTTGTATTCCTTTAATTATTTGATCTAAAGACCTAAATTCTGTGCTAATTTTCATCTGCCCATCATCTAAAGTATAAGAAGCTGTTCCAGAATCATCAATAGCATCAATCATTTTATCATACATAGAATCGATTAAAAGCTCTATAGCTTCAATCTTCGCCTTGTTTGTTTCTCTTGATGTTATGTATTCAGATAAGGTGTAAACTACTATTCCCATAAAAGCAAATATAATAAAAAAAAGCTATTGCGTTTAACAATAGCTTTTTATTTTTTTTATTATATAGTTTACGACTATTTTCATCAATCTCCAACAAACTCCACAAAGCTAGCCCAATCTAAATGCCTAAATTTTGAAGGATTGCTTCGCTTAATTAAATCCATGTAGATGTAAGGAGCGGCAATGTTATAGATCTCAACGTCCCAAAAGTGATTTTCAATCATTGTAGTTTTTTTATCCCACTTGTATCCTACAACTTGACCGTTCTCTTTTATTTCCTTTCTTTGCTCGCTTTCAAAATGTTTAAAATAATCCTTAAAACTATATTTGCCATCCCTAGGAGTTGGAAAATTCATAAACCCTGCTGGCTGTGTTCCATCATCTGTTTTTCTGAGCTTCATATAACTAGCTAGCTCATCTTTTAACTGATCGACCTCCGCTATATATAGTTTAGGATTTTCTCTGCTCCTCTTAACCGCTGGAGTATCTTTTAAATCAGATCTAAACTTTTTATCCGACCTTCCTTTTATTCCATATACAGGATTATTTCCATCAAAAATATTAATGAATTGATCCGCATACCTCGTAAAATGTCCTGTATCGATTATTGAAATGCTAATAATATATTCCATGCCGCTTTGCCCAATAAAATCACTCTTTATAATTTTCTCTAAAAAAGGCCATACACTATTTTTTTGACCGTGCATGTAAGTATATTTTTTTCTTTGGTCATCGCTTTCAATTTCTTTTTTAGATTTTGTATGTTTTCTTTTAAAGGTTCCAATAGCCCCTTGATCGATTGAATATTTTACACCGTTCGCAGCGTATGCAGATATGGCCCAATCAATACGAACATCCTCTACATCTTCATCACTATTCATAATACCACCTAAATCAGCGGCAAGTGAAATAAATACAATCTCACCATTTCCATCTTCTTTTGATAATTCATCAGGAATTTCGCCAATTTCATATTTACCTGTGTTTTTCATTAATTGCATAATCTTTGGAGCCTCTCCTCTTTCCTCAAAGGGCAAGCCCAGCCTAACGTTGTTAAAAACTTTCAGCAAATCAATATTTACAGGTTTTTTTGGTGGACACGCTTCTAAAAATTCCTTAACTAAATCAACCCAACTAAAAAATCCAGGTGGTATGATAAGCGAATTAATATAATAGCTTTTATAATTTTCCTCAATCGGCTCAGCAGTTGGAATCCATTTACCTTTTTGGTTTAATGAGTGTTTTGATTTTTGACTAACTTTATTGCCGCAATGTGGACACTTAAATCTAACACTTTCTTTTATTAGTTTATTGTTTTCATCCGTTTCCCATACAATACCAGCTCTTTTATTGTTAGGTAAGTTTATTTGAAAATCAGTTGGCATCCACCCTTCGCATTTTTCGCAAAGCCAATGCCATTTTCTTTGGTCGCCTTGCATATAAACCTCGTATATATTAGACGTTTGCTTTACTGTAGGCGTTGAAATGTAGTAGGTTTTTGCTAGATTACCATAAGAGGTTTGCCTACCCTCTACCAGCTTCCTAATACTTCCTTCTGTTTTATCACTTCTAGGAGCAGCATCGAAGTCATCCATAAAAACCGTTTTTACACTAAAAAATCTAAATTTACCAGCGTTGTTGGTTCCTTCTATAATTGCAGAACCTCCAGCAAATTCTTTAGATAAATCGGTATCTCCAGATCTCTGTCCTTTTGATCTTATCGTGTTTGGTCTAATTAAATCCTTTAAGCTGCTAGCTTGCATTATATTGTCAAACCGCTCCCGGATTGTTTTTTTCGCCAAATCTTTATCTCCAGCAGTAAATAAAAAATTATCTGGATTTTCAGAAATTATGTATGCCATCCCAGGGACCACTAAACCTTGAGTAATTCCAGATTGAGCGGATTTCATAACCGCAACCATTTTAGTTGGATCACTTGGATGTAACGTGTCAACAATCTCCCGACAATATGGAGATAAATCATAGCTCATTCTACCGTTAAATCTGGACACTTCTTTGGGTAAAAAAATATTATCCTCAATCCATTTGCTAGGAATCTCTTTTACAGATTTATAGCTATAGAGTTTATCTTGGAAACTCATTACTTTTTCGTTCCATTGATCTGCTATCATTTTCTTTGTCCTCTGTTTAATGTCTCTGAATATTCAGCAATCGCATTGTTTAATTCCATTTCAGATAAGTCTTTTGATTTTTCCACATTTAAATTAATAATTATTGAAAGTTTATCCATAATTTCAGCGAGTTTAGTCCTGTCACCTTCCGCCAATATTTCACAGTACACGCTGGCTAAATTTTCCGCATCACTTTGAAAAGTTGAAAAAATACTTTTGTTGTGAATGTTTAATATTTGAAAAACTAAATCCACAGGAATTAATTTACCCGCCATCTTTTCAATCTTTAACCTCTCATGTTCTGCCCGATATTCTACTAATTCAGCATCAGCTTGTTTTTTTCTTAAAGTCCAATCCATAACCTCTTGGCTTTTTAAGTCAGCGGCACTGGGTGTGTCTTTATCGTCTTGATCTTTTTTAGAGGACTTCGTGGAACCCGACGGCTTTGCTTTTTTCTTTACGGTTGGCAAAGGTTCGGCCAATGGTTTTTTCTTTGGTTTTGGAATTGTCTTTACAACCTCGGTATAAGTTTGGTTAATAGATTTCCTTTCATCGTCAAACTTTTTTTGATAGCGATCAAAGAAGGCTTTATTTTGAGCGTTTTCTGTATTTATTTTTTTAAACTCAACAACCAAATTATCTCTTTGAACATTTGTATTTATAACTTGCTGATTTGTATGGCAAAGAGCAGCAAATTCTTTTCTAGTTAGTTTTGCCATTATTGGTTTATTAATTTATCTTCAAGCCAATTTACATATTCCCATCTTGGATTTTCGTTATCCTCTGTAAAAGTATTTTTAGTTTCTTTACAAAAATCGTTTCTTAAAATTATTATTTCTTTTTTCATAGCTTCTAATATGTTATTTTGTTTTAGCTGTTATCTCAAAAGTTATTACCCTGTTTTGTTTTTGTATATTCATACTCCCAGATACAGTTGGAGCTTCTACACCTTCATCCATTTTTTTAAGAAATACTGACCCAATGTTTTTTAATAACTCAGTAACAACCTCTTGTTCGGTTTTTGTAAATTCTAATTGCTTTCCCATTTATTTTAATATGTTATTTTTCAAGCTAAACCTCAGTGTTTATAGGGTTTTTAATTTGTTATATAACAAAGATAAGCTAATTTTTATACAAAGCCATATAACAATGCCAAAATCCGTGTAAAATGCATAAAGATTGGGGTGTTTAAAGTAT